AAGGTATGGGATAAGGAATCTTATCATAAGTTAGATAAGAAGGAAAAAAAGAAACACGACTTTGGTCAATGTGGTAGTTGTCGTGCCTGTTGGAGTCGTTCAGTTAAACAAGTAAGCTATAAGGAGCATTAATGAAATATAAATACACATATACATATGAGGAATACTCACAAGATACTAGAAGTTATATAGTTGAAAGCAATGTAAAGTTAACAAGAGAAGAAATAATGGATATGGCTTTAAGTTGTGATATGGTAGATGGATCAACCTATTCAGATAAAAATAGTAAAGCTACATTTGAAGGTACTGAATATGGTGACGATACCCAGACTGAATATGGGGGTGATGAAATAAAAGAAGATGAGGAGAACAAATGACAACATATAAATTTATAGCATTAGTAGGTGCAGAAATTCTAGCAACAGAAATAAAAGCAATGAGTTTAAAGAAAGCATTGCGTTCATTCCAAACTAAAGCAGGAGATTTAGATAAAGTAGTTGTAGAATGGACAAGCCGTAAAGGTAATCCAAGTAGTAAGATAGTTAAGTTACCATATAAATCTAGGTCAGAAAGAAAAGGAAGACTATGATAAAAAGAATACACGTTAATCAACACCATATAAAACACAATGCTAAACATGGTGATAACAAACCAGTAATTACGGTGAAGACATCAAAGTCTAATCAGTATGGTCATCAAGTTATTATACATGGTATGGCTAAAGTTATTTATAGTCCAGACAAACCCCTAAGTTGTGGTGCTAAAGTATGGATTGAAACAGAAGCTGATGTTGAAGTTAAGTAGTATAATAATATTATTGTTGCTTGTATCCTGTAAGACAACAGATATAGACCCCACAACAACAATACTTAAACATATAATAACCAATGGGAGTAAACAATGAACTTAAGTACGAAAGAAAAATGTACAATCAGAGACTTAATTAAGATTGAACTTAAATCTTTAGACAAAGATGACTATGGAAAGTATAAATATTTTCCACATAAATACGCAGAATTTCTTATACGATTAGGTAGGAAATTTAAATTAGATACACAACAGAAAATAAAAGCCAAGAAATTATATGGATAAAATAAAATATTTAAAATTAAAAAAAGAAGGTATCATTGATGAATATGATTGTGTATTATTTAATGATGATAAGGTACCTTATTATTATTTAAATGAAGACTTAACTGCTTTTAATCCACCAACAGGAGATATGCCATATCAAAGTGATGAGTGGTTTTATAATTTTTTAAAAAAGCATGGTAGGTTAGATCATCAATTAAAGACTAGTCCTAAGTCTGAGATAGCAGATGAAATGTTTAGACTAATAGAAACAGGCAATCATAAAAAAAGAAATTTAATTAAACTATTAAGGGATAAATTTCCTAAAGTAAAAGCTGGAGTGATACATAGATTAATTAAAAAGAATTTATCTTTAAGAATACTGGAGATAGATAGAACATATAAAACAAAACCTTTTGTAATCAAGGGAAAATATTTTATAAAATAACTTGCATTAAAATCAAAAGTGTGATAAAGGAATATATAATGAAAAAATACAAAATAAGACTGACAGGCATGGGACTGGAAGCAGTGGGGATAATCCCATTTCCAAACGAACCAACGACTAAAGAAGTAGAAGAAGCAACAGCTTTATATCTAAATGAAAAGTTAATGAAGGTTGAACTTGATGAAAATTTCTATGCCAAAGATAGATATGTATTAACATACGAGGAAATTAATTGAACTATAAACAACAACTAGAAGTAGTACAGGGACTATTTGTTCCACCAGATACAGCAATGAGAATGGATTGCCCATTTTGTAATGGTAAGAATACACTATCAATAGACACAATGAATAATAATATTAATTGGTATTGCTTCCATGCGTCTTGTAGTGCCAAAGGAAAATATCAAGGAGAAAAGAATATGAACTATGTGAATGCTACATTCAAACAGAAAGAAGAAAGTTCAGATATAGAATTTATAGTACCAGATAGCTTTAAGATATTAGATTCAAATGATAAAGCTAAAAAATATATACATAAAAATAATTGTTGGGAAGCTTGGTCTTGGGGTAGAGCAGATATTAAATATGATGTGAAACAAGACCGAGTTGTATTTTTAATTAGAGATGATGAAGACCCAACTACATTTGTGGGTGCAGTAGGTAGAGCATTAAACTCTATGACATATCCTAAATGGTACATGTATGGTAATAAAGATGTACCTTTTAAATGTGGATTAGAAGAACATAAGGAAGCAATCATAGTAGAAGATTGTGCTTCAGCTTGTGCAGTATCTAATATACTTACAGGTGTAGCTATACTTGGTACATCATTAAAGGAATCTCATAAACAATATCTAAAACAATATGATAAGATATATGTAGGATTAGATAGAGACGCAACAAAGAAATCATACGACATAGCTAACGAATTAAAATCTTATGGCTTGCAGAATGTACATGTTAAACCATTGTCAGATGATTTAAAATATTTTAGTACAGAAGAAATAAAGGAGATGTTTAATGACTAAAGAAATGATACAAGAAATATTAGATGATTGGAATAGTTGGAAGTATGATATATACGAAAGTAATAAATCAACTTGGAATACAAGGGATGATGCTAAAGTAAATATGATAGGTAGAATATTAGAGGAAAAATTAAAAGAGTGTTAAATGATTGAAAAACAAATAATAAAACTATTACTAGGTAAAAAATTCTATACACAATACAAGGGTAGTATAACTCGTAATGTATTACAAGGAAACTTTGGTTCTTTATTTGATACAATACAAAAGGCACATGATAAATATGATAATGATATAAACATTGATGAGTTATATTCTTTACACACAACAATATATAATCCTGCAATAACACGAGCAGCTAAAGAACAGTTAAGTGAATTAATAGAAGATATAAAAGAAACACAAGAACCATCAAAAGAAATAGCAGATGATATTGTAAAAATATTAAGTGAAAGAGATGTGGCTCAAAGGATTGCAGTAGAAGCTACTGAAATATTTAATGGTAAACCAGCAGACTTTAATGCTATTACATCTATGATAGAGAAATATAAAACAGGATTGCCATCAGAAAAATTAGACGCAGTTACAAATGATATATCAGAACTAATAGAAAAATTAAATGTAGTAAGTAAATGGCAATTTAATATAACAGTATTAAAAAATAACATAGGTGGAATTGGACCAGGAAATTTAATGATAGCATTTGCTAGACCAGAGGTAGGTAAGACAGCATTCTGGGTTAGTCTTGTATCAGCACCACATGGATTTGCTGAACAAGGTGCAAAGGTGCATGCGTTTATTAATGAGGAGCCTGCAGTTCGTACACAAATGAGAGCCATCAGTTGTTTTACTGGGTATAATAAAGAACAAATAACAGAAAAGCCTAGTGATGTACAAACTGAATGGGGAAAGATAAAAGATAATATTAAAATGATTGACACTGTTGATTGGACTTTAGATGATATAGATAGTCATTGTGAAAAACATAAGCCAGATATAATTGTAATAGACCAATTAGATAAGGTAAATGTTAAAGGTACATTTGCAAGGACAGATGAAAAGCTACGAGCAATATACACAGGTGCTAGAGAGATAGCAAAGAGAAGAGAATGTGTAGTCATTGCTATATCACAGGCATCAGCAGATGCACACAATAGAGATCATATATCATTTGATATGATGGAGAATTCAAAGACAGGTAAAGCTGCCGAAGCAGATTTAATTATAGGTATAGGTAATAGAACTTCTAATGATCCCACAAATAATATGAGAGTATTAAACATTAGTAAGAATAAAATTACAGGGTGGCATGGTGATCCATCTTGTATCATTGATAAATATTTAAGCAGATACACAGATTAGAAAGGACATATGATAACAACAATAGATGTAGAAACTTCGTATCAAAAAACAGAAGCAGGTGGTATGGATCCATCACCATTTAATCCACAAAATATATTAGTTAGTGTTGGGGTTAATGATGAATATTATTTTACTAACCATAGTGAAAGAGTAGATGAAGGTTGCTATCATAAAATACAAAAGATATTAGATGATACTAAATTATTAATAGGGCATAACATTAAGTTTGATTTAAGTTGGCTATTAGAATCTGGATTTAAATATGATGGTAATGTATATGATACTATGATAGGAGAATATATTTTAAATAGAGGTATAAGAAAAAGTTTAACACTACAGATGTGTTGCCAACGTAGAAAGATAGGATCAAAGGATGACAGAATAAAAGAGTTTATGGATAGGGGTGTATCATTTGAAAATATTCCTGCAGATATTGTAGAAGAGTATGGTAAGATAGATGTAGCTATTACTAGAAAACTATTTGATTCTCAAATGGAAGATTTAAAAACAGATAAGAATAAACATTTATTAAAGACAGTTAAGATGATGAATGAATTTTTAATTGTGTTAACTGATATGGAAAGAAATGGTATTAACATAAACTTAGAAGACTTATCCCAAGTTGAAAAAGAATATAGAGCAGAGTATGCATATTTAAAACAAAAGATAGATAAGATTGTGTATGATAAAATGGGAGATACTAGAATTAATTTAGGTAGTCCAGAACAA